CGCTTTTGCTTGGCAGGCGTGGCACAACCACTTCCCGCCGCTTACCTCTTCCAATTTGCCGCGCACCTGCCATTTGCGGCAAAACGCGCACTTGCCCTTTACAACCCGACCGTTACTATCATATTTTGTAATCCTCATCTCCGACCCTCCCTCATGCTGGATTCGGCCAGCGCCGCGTAGGCATTATCGCCGACAACAAGCAAGATACAACGCGCCCCAAAAAACTTAAGCAGCTATTTTTTTTAGCAGCGTCAATCCCGCGTCAATCCCGCGCCAGCGCCCAACGCCACGCCACGCCAGCGCCACGCCAGCGCGCGACTGCTCTATATCAGCTATCCGCTATTATATATGTTGCCGCTATCGTTTTCGGATGATGATAAGATGGTGATGATGTTGCTGTTCAATCCAGCGCGCCGCCACGCCCGACCCGACTTTCATTTACTTTCATTTACTTTCATCCAATCCCATTTGCTTGCGCAACTGTGCCATTTTAGCACATGTGAGACATTTTGTCCCACCAAGCACGCGCAATGTGTCGCAAAATCCGACATGTGTCGCAAAATCCGACAACTGTTAAAGCCTGTATATGTCGCAAAATCCGACATGTGAGACATTTTGTCCCACCTACTGTGCCATTTTGGCGCACTTTCATTTGCTTTCAATTTCTTTCATTTATTTGCAACGTCGCATAATTCTGCGCCAAAAGTCGCATTTACGCGACTGCGCGCCGGCGGCGTCAGGCGCGTCCCGGTCAATGTTCACGCGGCTTCGGTTGCTATTGAGTAGCATTATTGCGACTCCTCGACCTGATTTCAAGGTCGCATAATATACGTTATGTCCACCTCGCTGGCGTCAAGCGACTTGCGGGAGCGTCGAGCTGGCGTCAAGCGCGTCAAGCGGATTGCCGGCGCGCGCGCAAGGAATCCTTTTCGGCGGCCAGCGCGCGCCGCCCGACGCGACGGCGGCCACCCCCGCGCGCGAGGGGGGTCGTATAACGTACATCACTCACGCACCTTTCTCTAAAAAAAAGCACTTCTTTTAATACAAAAGGGCTTGACAAATATTGAAGAACCTGCGAATTTGAGATTATGAATAACAAATTATCCGGAGCGCACGTCAGCAAGCGCAAATGGGCTGACATCAGGTCGTCATATTTTAGCGGAGGGATATGGTCAGCGACCGAGTTAGAGCGGATACATGGGGTGCGGCGCGGGACTATAACGCAGCACATGCAGCGGCACAAGTGGCGGGAGAAGTTGGCGACGCAGATCAAGAAGCAGGAATTGAAGTTGATGTTAGAGAGCGAGCAGGGCGGCAAGGATTTGGAAAAGCTGATAGACGAGAAGAAGGACAAGGTGGCGGTCCGGTTTCTGAACAGCGCTACGCGGCTTCTGGAGAAGGTAGAGGCGCGGGTAATGGGCGTGAGCGCGACGGACTCGAAGGACATAAGCGAGATGGTAGCGTCGTTAAAGCAGTTGCATGGCATGCTGGATCAGTTGATGGGCGGGGTAAAGAGCGAGGAAGAGGCAAGGGACGTTGATGTTGAGATATTGGCGAAGGCGTTGGAGGCGGCGGACGGCGGGGATGATTTGAAGGAGGTAGCGGGAGCGAGCGAGGAAGGGGCGGCGAAGCATGTTAGGGGGGGGGTGGTTGGTGGCGTTTCTGAGAGTGAAGATGATAAGCAGGAGCGATTAAAGCGGGAAGAGATGTTGAAGCGGGAAGAGCGGCGGCAGAAAGCGAAGGCGCGGAAAGTGCGGAGGGCGCGGGTAGCGCGTCAGAGGGCGGAGGCTGGTGTGGGAAGCGAGGGTGGCGTGGGAAGCGAGGGTGATGCCGCTGCGTTGTCGGACGAGACATACTTCAAGAAGCTTGACGTGGAAGTTGCTGCGCTTGAAAAGATGAAGGCGGATCGGGAGCGGAAGGAGCTTGAGGAAGAGCAGGCGCGGCAGGCGGCAGATAAGGCGGCGGACAGCGAGGCGGTTCAATGAAAGAGCGCAAGCGGAAATACGGCATGGAATTTCCGTGGCACACCAGCGACGCGACAATGGCGCTGAGCGCGTACAGCGTGGCGATAGTGCGAGGCTGGGACAGGAAGCAGCGTGGGGATTTGATGCTGGACGCGATCAGGGCGTTATGGAGCGAAAAGGTTTATCGCGTGAACAGTTGGACAGAGCGCAGGGTTAGGGCGTTCTGCGAGGAAGATACAGGGTTTTTGACGATGTGGGGGCCGAGTTCGAGCGGCAAAAGCACGGACGTTGGCGCGATAGTGTTGGCGCATTGGTTGGCGGCGCCGATGGTAACGACCTGCACCGTTTGCTCGACGACAAGGCCGGCATTGATCCAGCGCATATTTGGCGAGATTGTAAAGCTTTATCTGGCGTTGAAAGAACCGCCCGGCGAATACAAGGCGAGCCAAACCGCGATTTTGCTTGGCGACGAGAACACAAAGAACGGCATTTTCGGCGTGGCGATTTTGTTGGGCAACGTCAAGGATTCGATGGCCAACATTATCGGCAAGCACAACAGGCGGAACTTGCTGGTTGTGGACGAAATGCAGGGAACGCGGGAGGCGGCGGTAGAGGCCGTCAGCAACTTGCAGGGCGGCGAGGACTTCCACTTTATCGGCATCGGCAATCCTGAAAGCAGGTTGGACCCGCTTGGCCGGTACAGCGAGCCGGTTGACGGCTGGGACAGCATTGACGTCAGCAAAGACGAGTGGCGCACGAAGTTTGGCCGGTGCATCTTCTTTGACGGCAGGAAAAGCCCAGCGGTAGTCGAGCCGGACGGCGCAAAGAAATATCCGTATTTGTTGAAGAAACGCGATATTGACCAGCGCATCAAGTGGTATGGCGAGAACAGCCCGAAGTTTTGGAGCCAGACGATAGGGTTCATACCGCCAGAAGGATTATTGCGCACCATTTTCAGCGAAAGCTTTTTTATCAAGCACAAGATGATGGAGCTTGTTGACTGGCGTGATGGCTGGATTATGGTTGCCGGACTCGACCCGTCATTTTCCAGCGGCGGCGACAAGTGCATGTTAAGCTTTGCAAAGGTTGGCGCGGACAAAGAAGGTACGCAGAAGATAGCGTTTGTCGAAACGATCAGCGTTCCAATGGATCTAAAGGGCGACGAGCCGCTTTCCTACTCCACAGCGCGACAGGTGAAAGAACTTTGCAGCGCGCGCGGCGTTGACCCAACGAACTTCGGCGTTGACACGTCAGGAACACAATCGGCATTGGCCGACATCATCGAGAGCGAATGGGGGCATGGCATATTGCGCGTCAGCTTTACCGGCAAGGCGTCGAACTTGCCTGTTTCTACGGAAGAAAACACGCCGGCCAACGAGAAATACGCCAATCGCGTCACCGAGCTTTGGCACAACATGTATCAGTATGGACGGCACGGACACATTGCCGGACTGCAAACCGATACCGTCAAAGAGTTTTGTTCGCGGCTGCTGCTGGAAAAAGTCAATCCGCTATGCGTTGAACCGAAAACGGCGATGAAATCACGGTCAGGAAAAAGCCCCGATGACGCAGACAGCAAGGTTATCATCACCGCGCTTGTGCGCGAGCGCATGGGCATTGTTCCCGGCCAAGGTTATACGAACAATCGGAACCAGATGGCCTATGCAAACGAAGAAAGCATTGACGATCCGAGCCAGACATATACCGGCAGCGTTGAAGAACAATACGCTTTTTCAGAAAACACTTGACAAAAAAGGTTAATTTTGTTATGAATGACCGAAAAAAAGGGGGGAAAGCTTGTTACCAAAATTGAAGTATCGGAACATGGAGCCGCCCGGCGGCTGGGTTTACCGCGATCTTGACACAGGCATGTATTTGAACAGCCTGCGAAACATTGACGATCTTATCCGGCGATGCAAGGCGCATCGGCATGCGAACGACTTGCCTATTCCTGACGATTTTGGAGAGAAGATCGAGGCCAGCATCGCTTACAGCGTTGCGCCAGAGCTTGCGATCGGCTTACCGGAAACGCGAGTTTTGAATCAGCACATGGCGTCGCTGTTCGAGGTCAACAAGAAAACCAATCAATACCTGCTTGACTGGCGACTGAAATGCAAAATGGAAATGGTCGAGCAGCACGAAGCCGAGGCGCGCGCCGCGCAATGCGTCGGATGCCAAAACAACAACCGCGTGATATGCCTGACATGCAAAGGCATTGATCAATGGGTGAACGGCTGGACTGGCAGGCACACCAAGCAGGACAAACATCTTGGCGTATGTTCCTGCGACGGCATCGTTCTTTACGCAACCATCCACAGCGCACTTGAAAACAAAGGCGAGTTTCCCGAACAATGTTGGAAGAACAAAAAATGAGTGAAGATCAAATACAGCCAATCAGCGACAGCGGGAAAGCGCCCAAATCGCGCATCAAAGACAGCAAGGCGGCATACGAGCTATTCAACTCCATCAAGGAAGCTGACGGCATTTCTGCGCAATACCGATGCCAGATTAAAGGATTGATTGACGGCAACCCGCCGTATCGTTCCGAAGAACTGCGACGCACCGGCCAAGCGTGGCGCAGCAACGTCAACTTCCGCGAAGCAGAGTCAATCATTGACACCAACGCGTCGAGCATTTGGGAGCTTGATATGGAAGTGCCGCGCTTGATTAACGTGCGCTGCGAGGTAACCGATCCGCAACGACCCGGAATAAATTACGGCGACATTATTGCATCGGAATACACGCGCACGGTTATGGACTGGCCGGGCTACTTTTTCAATCGCATGCTTTGCACAAGGGAAATGTTGGAGTTTGGCATCGGCCTGATGTTTTGGCATGACAAATTCGATTGGCGTCCACGCGCCGCAATGCGCGCTTCTATTCTCATTCCGCCAGACAGCAAGTCAACAATTGACGAACTGGAATTGATCGGGTTCCGGCACACCTATCAGGCACACGAACTTTACCAGAAAGTTAAAGACCCCGAAGCCCAAGAGCTTGCGCGTCAGGCAGGCTGGAACGTAACTTTACTGAAAGAGGCTTTGATCCGATCATCCAAGAACGTCGGATCGGAAGAGAACCGGATGCAGTCAACGACGTTCGAGGCCATGCAGCAGCAAATCAAAAACAACGACTTTGCCGCATCGCACGTTTACTGCAACCCAATTCGTGTTATCCAGCTTCTTGTAAAGGAATACAGCGGTAAAGTTTCGCGGCATATCATTTACGAAGATGCCGAACTGCCCGGATACCTTTACGTCGGACAGGACGAATACGACGGCATGGAACAGGCGATTTGCGTTTTCATTTGGAACATCGGCGACGGATACTATAAGTCAATCAAAGGACTTGGCCACCGCATTTTTCCGCATGTCGAACTGAGCAACAGGTTCATCAACACCACCGTTGACAGCGCCAACATATCAAGCAGCTTTGTTTTGGAGCCAAACGGATCGGGCAAAGACCGAGTCAACCTCATGCGTGTTGGTTCCATTACCGTATTGCCGCAGGGATTCAAGCCGGTTCAGCAATCGTTTACGCCCAACCTGACGCAGCTTATTGGCGTCCGAAACATGCTGCACCAGATTTTGAATAACAACACCGGCGTTTATAAAAAGCAGCTTGAAGGCCCACAGTTGCCGGAGCGCACGGCTACCGAGGTTCAGACCGAAGAACGCAAGTCGGCCAAACTCGAAAAGAACCAAATCAATATCCACTATCTTTATCTTGACGCGCTGCACAAGGAGATATTCCGGCGTCTTACCAACAGCGAGTATCCGAAAGAAGCATGCGGATACAAAGAAGCCAAAGACTTTCGGAAACGATGCAAAGACCGCGGCGTCCCAGACGAAGCATTTAATTCCGACAAGACCACCGTTACAGCCATGCGCGCTATCGGCTACGGTTCGGCCACCATGCACGACCTTGTAACGCGGGAAGTGTTGTCGTTGTCGCCCGGATTCGATGAAATTGGCAAAAAGAACGCTTTACGTGATCGGCTGGCCGCGCTTGTTGGCTACACTATGGTTGACCGCTACGCTACCGAAGCCGGACGCGACCAGATACCGACCAGCGAACACAGCTTGGCCACGCTTGAAAACAACGATATTATGAACGCGCAGCCCGTAGTTGTCGGCGTTGACCAGCCGCATGCTATTCATTGGCTTGTGCATTTGCCGAAGCTGATTGAGATCGCGCAGGCGTTCATAAGCCAGCCGCAAATGATAAACCTTGACGTTGTCGTTCCGGCAATGGCGATTGGCATCCAGCATCTTGAAGCGCATCTTGCGAACATGACCGGCGATCCGAGCCGAGAGTCGCAAGCCAAGATCATGCGCCAACAGCTTGACGAACTGATAAAGGTATTCAAGCAGATGCAAAAGGCGTTTCAGCAACAGGCGCAACAGCGGCAGGCCGTGGCGCAACAGCAGGCGCAACAGGTTCAGCAGGCGCAGCAGGTTTTGGCCGACCGCGAAATGCAAGTTAAGCTGGCGCAAGTCCAAAAAGATTTTGAAGTCAAACTTGTGAACGTCGAGAAAAACAACGAGATCAGAATGCAGCGCGCCATGAACAGCATGCGCATTGCCGACATGCGCGCCGCGTCCGACATCAACCGCAAAAACGCGCAAGCCGGATTAACGTCAGCTACATCTGCGACAGAAGGGGAACAATGAAAGCACAGGATTTGATTGCCAACGATAAATTACTTCAAGAATACAGGGCATGGCGTGATTTACCGATGACCCAAATTGTAGCCGATATTGTCCGGCTTGAGAACCGGATTTACATGCCGCATCCCGACAGCATAAAAGCCGAAATAACAATTGCCATTGTCGGCGAAAGCTCTGGATGCAACAAGGCGCTTGACAGAATTTTTAATCTTGATACAAAAGAGCAAGAGTTACCGGAACTCACGCCTACTTATGGATCAGAAAAGTTAATGAAAGAGCAGTATCCGTTCGTGAAAACATAATGAAAGGGGAACCCGTGGAAATTCAACAGCAGAGTCAGGAACAAAATCAAAATCAATCGCCAGAAAAAAGCATCAAAGACATCGCATCGGAAATTCTGAACGAGGAACGAACGACGCCGCAGGACGGGAACCAAACCCAACCCAAAACTAAGCCGTCAACCACGCAGCCCGATTCTGCGGCGTCGTTCGATCCGTCGAAACTCGAAATCCCAAGCGAGGCGTTGGGCGAACCAGCACAGGCGAAGAAGCACGAACCGGCCAAGCCAGAAGAAGAACCCGAAGAGATCAGGAACGCCAACACCAAAACACGCGAGGCGTTTGCGCGGTTACGAACACAGCTTGCGCAGGTTCAAGAGCAGCTTAACGCAAAGCCAAAAATTGATCCTGCGCAACAGCAGGCGCAGGCCGACCCCGATCAAATACTGGAAACAAAGAAGCAGGTCGAAACGCTGAAACAGCAGTTGCAGCAGGCATACGACCAGATTGGCAAATTTTCGCTTGAAGCCGACCCGCGTTTCAAAGCGCGTTACTCCGGTCAACAAGCCGCACTTCTCGAACAAGTCAAGGACATCGCCAAAGAATGGGAAATCAAAGAGGAAAACATCGAAGCCATTTTGCGCGCCACACCCAAGAAGCGCGTCGAGATGATCAACGAGATCGCGCCGGACGCCATGCCTATTTTGTCGCCGCTGTTCGCGCAGCATGACCATATCGAACGTATGAAGCAAACCGAGCTTCTTAACCATCGTCAATTGCGCGAGCAGCTTGACAGCGAGCAGCAGAAATCCAGAGCCGTATCTGAGCAAACCGGAAAGATTGCGTTGTTGCAGCAGGCAGCCGCCAAGGTTTTGCAAGACGGCCATTTTGTTTTGCGCCCTATTCAGGGTCAAGAGGAATGGAACAAAAACGTTGACGTGCTTCAAAAGAAAGTGCAATACCTGTTTCAGCAAAACGATCCGGCGGCGCAGGCCGAGCATCTTATTCTCGGCGTTACCGCGCCGGTTTATCTGGCGTTATTCAAACGCGAACGTGCCGCGCGCATGGCCGTTGAAGAAAAGATGAAAAAACTTTTTGGCATGAAACCAGAACTCGACGCGTCGCAACACGAAGCGCCGCCAGCCAAAAAGCCCGAAGGTTCAGCCGGCGACATCGTGCGCGGCATTTTGAGCGAAGAAATGAATTAATTTTTATTCTTGACAATTTTCCAAAACATGCTATAAAGGCATCTCAAAAGGATAACCTTGCCGTGCGAGGCGAAAAGGACACGGCGCCACCACGTCGCAACGTGGTAGATGTATCTGGTTCTCGACCAGCGTAGCCTTGCGTTCAAGGAAGAGTGTACTCCGTTCCTCGACGGCGCGCAGACCGCGTTAAAGTCAGGGTGATACCGATTCCCCGTCGGCGCTTGCGGCGTTCCGCAAACGATAGTCATCAAACTTTAAGTTGGAGAACGAAATGAATCCCAATGCTTTACCGCTCTCGACCGAGAGCTTTAACCGTATTATGATACGGATTACCGAAAACTTTGATCCGGTCATCCGCAAGAAACTCCGTGAAGCTCAATCAATTTACCGCAACATCCAGAAGGAAGGCCAGTTTAAGCTTGGCGAAGGCTATGTTCGTAAAGTGCATACCTTCTATCCGGGCAAAGACGATCAGGCAGGGTTACTGAGGTGGGAAGCCGAGTCCGGCTATCGCGCTCCGGGAACCGACAGCGAAACCGATCCGGGTTATGACCCCTGTTCATACCAAGCTTATTTGCTTGGTTACGGCTTCAAAACCGAAACTTACAGCGGATGGCGGACAGCGCGGCGCAGCCCGAATTACTGTATTAACGACTTCATCTACGAGTGGCAATTCCAGCAGCAGCTTGAAATGATACTCGATTCGTTTGGTGATGTTGGAATGCAGATTTGGGAAAACTTCGGACGCGAAATGTATATGAACTTTGCCAACAAATTTGTGGCAACAGGTTCATTGTCGCCAACGCGGTTCACCTATGATCCGTTCACGTCAACGCAAATGACGATACCAGCCGGAACGCAAATTTCCACGCTGACGCCCAAGCACCTTGACGCATTGCACCAAATGCTTGCGTTGCAGGCGCGCGATGGCGCGTTATCGCTTGACAGCGACATGCCCGTTTTCGGGTTGGTGATGCATCCTTATGACTGGGATGACATGATTGACCGCAACGAAAAAT